CAGGATGTTATTACCACCCGAACTATTAATGGTAAGCGCACCACTTGAATTATTAACAATTCGGAAGTTATGGCCTAGCGTTAAGGTGGACACCACAGGCATTACAACCGTTTGTGTGGTTGAGCCAGTAAAGAATTGCTGCATCGTACTACCCACTGTAAGCGTAGTCGTTCCCGCAGCGGTTGCAGTCGTTGTATATGCGGCCAAGAAATTATTAGCTGGCAAGTTAACATTTGCATCCCAAGCCGCAAAAGCTGACGCCCCGGCTACCGTTGGCAATGCAGTGACATTTGTACCACCATGGGCAAATGAGACAGGAACATCTAATGCAATAGTGCCGCTAGTTGTAATCGTACCACCGGTTAACCCTGTACCAGCGGTAATGCTGGTTACTGTACCACCTGAACCCGTTGCGGAAATGGTAATAGAACCGGGGCCATTTGTGATGGTTACCCCTGAGCCTTGGGTGATATTCGCAGCAACCGGCACAAGACCAGTTGAACCAATAACAATTTGACCATCAGCTAATGGGCCAACCCAAACAGGCGCACCCGTTTGCGTGCTAGACATGACCGAACTGCCTTGAGCAGTCAGTACATTAACAACATTGGTGCTGCCACAATACATGAAATCATAAAGGGCTAATGTATCAGGCCATTTAATCAATGACCAAATTGGCGAACTAGCAATAACAGATTGTAAATAATGCCCTGTAGAGCCTGGGCCAGCTAAAATACTTGGGACGCCGGTATTATCCGTAATTAACGTGCCACCATTGGCAGTAGGCAAACCACTTACCGTATCACCGGTTGCTGCATACCATGCTAATTGGTTAATAGTACCAGCGGTGACATGACCTGATGCTGCCGTCGTTGTGGTAAGTGTTCCTGATGTGGGGAAAGTAACATCGGTATCAGCGGTTACACGTCCAATAAAATTGAACGCGCCTGACATCTCAAAATTTCCACCAATCGTAATGGTATGAGTGCCATTATTAACACCTGTACCACCGTTCGCGCCAGTCAATGGAATTGGCAATACGTCAAGTGTCGCAATCCCTGCCGCAATGGTTTGCTTCAAAATACCATCAGCTAACAGACCAAGATTTTGCGCATCAGGAAGGCTGGCAGACGCTGTGTATGTAATGAAAGGCCCTTGTGTAAAAGCACTTTCCTGTAACTGCGTCCATTGACCTAGGACTGCATCATAATACTCATAAAGTTGATCTTCAGTATTAAAACGCAGACGAAAATTAATCGTGGAAGAAGGCGCAGGTCGTTGCGCTGTTGTACCCGGAGGCAAAAACGTCCATGGATTATTTAATATGACGTTCTCGCCACTACGCAAACTCGGCATAATATCATTGTTATTGATATTTCCTGCATCCGTCATTTGGCTAAACTTTATGGTATCTACCATCACTATATCCTTGTGATTGATTGATATTAACCTTGGAGTTGTCTTAATGACACGCCGATGTAAGCATTAGTATCAGGGGTTATAAAGTGGAGAACGTCCCCGCCCTTAACGTAGCGTTTCTTGGGCTTAAACTCACTGTATTGTTCAGTTCCAACAGTGCCACCCGCAGGAATTGCCGGTGCGCCATTCAAGCGAACAAAAACATTTGAATTTTCCGTATATTCAAAATAAGCCTGATATTGCTGTGTGTCATTACCGGGAACTGTGAACGTTTCCGCAACGCCTACCAAACAATTAACCTGTATACAGGTATCACTAAATGGCATCGTTTCGATGTAATTTGCATTGTATTTAATGGTCATATTATCCGTCCTTGTGATTATTGATACCTGATACACTTTTTAACTAACTTCGTTGGCTGCACGTTGTTATGTGCGCCACCACCACCGGTACTGCTAGTCGTTGTTGGGCTTTGGTTTGTTGAGTTAAATCCACCACCAGACGAAAGCACTGAGTTATTAGGGATATTAAATGGCACTGTATGCGTATGTGCTGGCATTTCGGGTATGGTTAGTACGTGAGTTGCTTCACCACCAGAAAGACCCACACCATTCACATTTGCGAATAGCGAACCACCTGCACCCGCAGTTATCCATCCTTGCAGGTCTGGCACGTTAAAGGTGGTTGTTCCATTACCCGCCCCCCATGCGAAAAACCGAACTGAGGATGGCCCTGTAGCCGTCGCAGCCGCTGACATGGTAATGGTCGTACCTGAAATATTACTAATCGTGGTTGATGCAGGAATACCCGTACCTTCAATCGCCATACCAATATGGTAATTAGCCGCCGATACGACAGTGAACGTATTAACGGTATTAGTTAAAGTGACTGTTTCAGTCGTCGTTAATGCGCTAAATAATAGGTAATCCCGCACACGATCTTTGGCTGCGCCATCACATATGTAATAATGCTGAGGTACGACAAATCCCGCATAATCAATCACCGCCCCAACCGGTACAATAGGATAAGCATTGTTGTAGGTATGATCGATTTGGCGATTAATAGAGTCTTGTTCAAACGATGGTTGAAGCGGTAAATCCTGCACGACCAATTGAAAGCTAGTGAGATAAAGATCAATATTGCTAGGCAATAATAGCTTGTAGTCAATATAAGCCGCTGGCGGTGTATCAGGGTCGGTAGGCGCAGGTAATTGCGCATAACCTGTATATTCGTTCCACGCTTCATTAATAGGTTGCAATGCTATTACCGTTCCCAATACTGAATTATTGGAATCAACCAATTCAGCTTGTATAGATTGTGGGATACCATTAATGAATGCAGTAACAGCCGAGGATACAATTTTGTTTGCCCATAGCATCCCGTTTTGCTGGAAGCGTTGACGTAAAATTACCGACCCATCCGTCCAGCCATTCATGGTAAGACGCAGCGCATAAGGCGCATTTGACGGGTTAATATTGGAATTATTCAAAGGAACTTGAGTGATTGTAACTGTTCCCGTACCCGCCAAAAGGAGCGTCCAACCCGGCGCAAGCTCGATAGGGTCAGGGTTTGTTCCTGTAATTGTCACAGGATTTTGTACGCTCATCAAAGCAAACTGAGGATTCGTAATTTGGTTACTTGAAGCAAAGGCAACCGTATCAACAGGTGTTGAGCCACCGGAGCCAGCCACATAGTTATTGACTTCATAAATAAGTGGGTCTTGTTGGGTAGGGCCTTGGCGAAACTCAAGTCGATAAACAGTATCAGCCTGAAAGTAAATATCAATAGGCAGTGTACCATTTGCCAAAAAGCGAATGGGCTGCGTCCAAGGGACGTTTAAATCGGGGTCATGATATACGGTCGCAGGGATATAAGGGATGGTATTTTCGAGGACAAATAAATAAAACGTGTCGTCGAATAACTTACCCTGTAAATCCACCTCCGACCAAATTGGGTTTGCACCTCTTATCCCTAATGCCATTATCGACTCCTGTCAATGATTGCTTTTTACCCACTTTCATGATAACCTGCCATTTTTTGAGAGGTAACCATGTTTCACTTAATCCTGATATGCTTATCAATATACTTTGTTCTTTCTGCTATTGTCGCCTGTCTTACGCCTGAAGTTAAAGTAACCGTTAATTGTGACCATCAAAACAATACTCACAAAGACATTCCCGATTACTTATTTCAATAAATCATAAAGGGATTTACCTAAATATGCACTACCGCCAACAGTTGCCGTCTTTTTAAAGATGCTACCAAGTGCATTTTTAGCTGCTTCCTTTTCACGGACACCTTGTACATGCTTTGCAGTCTCAGGATGTTGCTGCAAAAACTTAGCCATTGGCTTTGAATTCACCTCAAACATAGCCGCCGGGTCTTTTGGCACAAGGCGCAAATCTTCTTGTACTAATTTACTAACGCCTGTCGGCAAATTCTTATTGAAATAGGTATCCATCAATTTCTTGTAAACACCCTTTCCTTGCTCCAATACATGCGCAATATCCACATGGCCTGACTGCATAAGGTTATTTTTCAATTCATCATTAATCTTGCTGCGCAAATCAAGGATTTCATCACCTTGGTTTTGAAGCGCAATATCATCAGACGCAAGACCTGCCGTACCTTTCTTATAAAGCTGGCTTTGAAGGTCATGAACTGCCTCATAATCACCGGATGCAGCATCGCTAATCAGCTTTTTGCTAGCTCGTGTCTTAGGCAATACTTCCTCTGCTTGCGAGATAAATTGTGGGTCGACAGGGGTTGAAATACCACGTTTTTTAATCGCACCCTTGACATAATCATATAATTGCTTGGCAGTATTGCTCATCACATCATGGGGTTTTTGCACTGAATCAACTATCGACTGAGCGGTTGATTCATTGGTTAAACCACGCAAAAATGCAGGTAATTTCGTACCTACCGCACTGCCAACTTGCCCTGCTACCTTTCCAGCACCACCCAAGGCTAACGCACCGGCAGCACCCATTGCTTTGTCACCTGCATCACCGGGAGTCGCAATCGCACCTGTTCCAGTTAAGGCAAGCGCATTACGTAGAAATTTAGGCACTTGCGCTAGTTCAGTACCACTTTTTAACATTCCAAACATCTTGCCCAATGGCCCCAAAGAACCACCCAATTCAGCAACTTTCTGCAACGCGGCTTCATCACCATTCTGGGGTTGTGGAAAATATGAGGTAGCATCAGCGTTCGCATAGTCCTGTGCAACTTTCCCGGGAATCATAGAGGCAATTCCCTGAAAGGGCATATTAACACCTGCCAAAACACCACCCGCTGCAACCGGAATGAAATTTGTATTGGCTTGTGCAAAATCAGCGGCTTTTTTAAGGCGTGGCGATTCATCCTTTGGCGTAATGGTTAGCATCATGTCACGCAACCAATTAGGCATATTGGGATATTGGGCTGAGATTTGCTGCTTTGCCAAATCCATGGCTTTCGCCTGATCTTCTTTCGATAGGTCATAATAGGATTTTGGCTTGCCAGCGGGTTTTGCTGCCGGTTCATCGGCTAACAAATTAATCCCCGGAGAGTCATCATCATCAGCTAATAGATTAACTCCCATTATTGCCCCCTTTTAACTGCTCTTTGAAATAATTGATTAACCACATCATCAATTGTGGTATTCATTTCTTTAGCCGTACTTCTAATATTTGCCTCGGTATATTTGGGATTGATTTTCAATAATTGAGGCACGACGGCTTTCAAATCGTAAGAACCACCTTCATTACCGGAATTATCCTCATCGGCTGCGTTACCTGCCTGTTGCTGGCCATTACCACTTCCCAATGAAAACTTACCATCTTTAAAATCAATCGTGTTCAATTTAATAGGGGACGTTCCCTTATCACGATAGGTTTGGGTTTCAGTATCCAATATCTTATTTAGCTGCTCCCATTGAGCCTTGGCAACTTTTGGGTCTTTATACCAAGTCGCAGGATTAGCCAAATGACGCAACCTATCCATGGCTGATGGCTGAATGGAATCACCATAAAACTGGCGCATTTGATCGGCCATTAAGGTCGCTGAATTCACGGCTTGCTGATGCGCTAAATACTCATCTGATGGCCTACCAAGGGCTGCTTGGCCAGACTCATAAAGGTATTTGCCTGTTCCCTTTAATCCAGAGTAACGAGTCAAATCATCCACGTTAATCGAGTTACGGGTCTTATCAAGGTTTTCGGCACGTATTAAAGTATTTCTAGCCTGAGCATCACTTGTGCCTTTATTAATAGCACGTTCGTAGGCTGTTTTTTCTTCAGTCGTACGTCCACCTGAAGTATTACTTGAACTTGAGGGTGCATCAGTTTCATCCCCTTGGTCATCATAATACTGATTACCTACTTTATAACGCGCGTTAGATGATGCAGACGTAGAGCCACCACCGCCGCCACCAGCGGTATTCGGGTTACCACGTAGGATATCAATAGCCCCTTGGCCTTTACCTTCGGCAATCAATTTACCCAATGGAGAAGTCGCACGAATACCCGCCGTTTGGTTTAGCACATTGCGGTATCCAATCAATGATTCTCGGCCTTGCAGGGCTAAATCATGGGCGCGTTTAGCCTCAATATAGCGTGGGTCGTTCTCACCATATTGGTTACGTAGTTGCTCAACATACATGGCATTTGCTACATCCCCGGACGGATGTAGCTGCCCATAGTATTTATTCAGCATCATTTTATGGATTAAATCACCACCAGCCCCGAGTCCCTTTATGAGGGAGTCGCCCGGTGAATCAGGCATTGGGATATCTAGTGCCATTATTAACCTCCAAAACCTTTATTATAGAAACCAGTTCTTAAGCCCACCACCGCCAGCCCCTGCCGCTCCACCCGCAGCACCCGCCGCGCCACCACCTATACCACCTGTTGCAGCACCGATGCCGACACCTAATAATTTACCGAACAAATCACCGGGTGAGTTTTGTTTTCCATAGGCCATTTGTGCTGAATTACCACCCATGGTCATCGCATTGCCGCTCATAGTGCCGGCCGCATTCGCACCCGTATTAAAGATATTACCGGCAATTCCTGCGCCCGCGAGGTACTTTTGCATGAGATCATTCAAGTAATTCTGACGATCTTGTAACCCAATATTTGTGGTGCCGCCTTGAATAGCATTCAGCGCAGTATTAGACCCCATCAGACCCATGCTACTTGCCGCATCAAGGCCATTTTCTTGCGCCATGCGTGCGGTGTTTTTAGCAGCTTCCGATTCGGTATAACCTTTTGCCCATTCATTTTGCAACCCTTGAGGGTCAAGCAACCGTTTCATGGCATCAGATAAATTACCATGCGCGTCTTGACCAAACTGGTTATAGGGTTGCAGGTAGCCTTGACCTTGCTGATAGTATTTATCAAGCTGTTCTTGGCCTTTTTCATATCCTTTCTCTGGATGCAGAAAGCTATCCGCTTTTCCTGCAATATCAAATGGGTCTAACCAGCTCATATCATCTCCTTATGGATACGGGGTCGTCGTGAACTTAACCAACGAACCTGCCTTTCTCCCTACATACACGTCATTGGTGGAGTCATACAGGATGACACCATTCTCCAAAGTCCCGGCGGTGTTCATATCTGTAATTTGTGTCTGTGTGTAACTTACTAAGGTAAATATATTGAATGCAGCTTCAATAATACCTAAATCTTCATTCAATGAATCAACTAATATCCATAACCACTGCAAAAAAAAGTGTGGGTCAAATGTATTGCTTGCGATGGGGGACGCATCTATTTTCTGAAGAAAAATAGGAGTCATTAATTTGCCCCTCCGCTTACACGTTTCGTATTACGAACCGCGCCCAGAATCACAATAGGACATGAACCAACAGCGACTAATCGGTAGCATCGGTTTCTTGAGCATCCCAACTCATACCAGCGCATTCTCCATCGATAAGCACCCAATGGGGAGAATTCTCTGAGGTCGGCGGGTAAGAAGGTTTCTCCTCCATCGTCAGAAAAATAAAGTTCAAGGTAAGGCTTAAACAAATCACAATAGTGATTATCATCGAACGTAGGTGTGTTCGAACCTTCCGCAATAATGAACTTATCATCTTCGGTAAGCATATAGATTGGATGAGTCGGCGTAGAGTCCTCACCAACAATAAATTTAGTATTGAGAAAAGGAGCGCAACTTTGATAAAAAGTTTTGTTACCAAAAACGAAATCGATTTCCACATATTCATCGGCAAACTCCGCATAATCATCTTCAATTATTTGTTTGGTAACTAACTCATAGCGCATCGGAAACTTTAAAAACGCATCCGTTGCTTGCATGTTTGGTTGGTCAGGATTTCTTGTTTCATTATAGTAAATATTACCTGCCATCGCATAAATAGCCGGGTCACCTTGTACTATCACTAAATTGGTATTGTTAAAGTAAACGTGTTTTTGAATACGATTACGCTCTCCATTTAATTCAATACAACGTCCCCACTTCTTGGTCTGAAAGTTATATTCAATGGAGTTTGCATTATCAACAACGTCCAAATCGCCAAAATCCATGAATGTTCCGGCCGCGGCTCGGTAAAAAATAGTATTCTCATATTGATATAAAAACCCATCGACTTCGGTTATTAAAAATGGACTCAACACATCAGGATGCGTCGAATTTTCAAGTAACACGTTAATCGCTTCCGTCGATATATCTAATGGTGTTTGGCCTGTACTCACCATGAAAGACACTAAACCTTCTTGGTTTTTAGCAAGCCAAACCATCATACCAAAACCAACTGATAAGCTATTTGGGTCAGATATTCCAAAGTCAAAGTTATATGAACTATTTAATTTCCATGGAAAAGTTGATGTAACACCAGCGACAGTGATTTGCGTTTGAATGTTTGCCCAAACGTCTGTGGTAAAGTCACACATAACATATAATTGCTGATGTAACACAGCAAATTGCCCGATAACCCCGGATGCTCGAGCATTTAATGCAGCACCATTGATGGTGAAGTAAGTACCTGCATTGCCCGATAGATTAATTGTACTCAAGTACATATCAGGGGTATTCGCTACGCTTACAACAAAGCGGTTACCGAACGCCGCAACGTAGAGAGGTTTGCCACCAGTGGTTGAGCCACCGGGAGCATTCGGGTCGGTAACCACCTCGGCGGTGACTGACGAACCATTTTCTTTAATGACAAAAATGTTATTGCCATCAGTCATCATATTGTAAACCAACGTTCCGACAGGCAAGGTTGCAAACCAAATGGGTGTGCCTAACGAAACACTGATTGGTAATATTTTTTGATTATAAAACTTGTCATATTGATATACGGTTGTACCCACAACCACATAAAGGTAATTGATAGACTTGAACTCAACGCGAGGTTGAGCATTAAAAATAAGACGATTTTGGTTGAGGAAATTAACATGCTTTCGTCCCATCGCAGGGTAAAGTGCTTGTTGCTTCTTACCCGACTCAACGGCAATCCCATACCAATTGGCGCAATCCATTGCGCCAAACTGGGTAAAACGCTGTTTGTCGTAGTAGCAGAATATCGGAAGTGGCTTAATACTTGCGACTTCCTGTTTCGCAAGTTGCGCCATTAAATACCTGCCCTGACACGCCACGCGCCATTCAAGAGTGATTGTTCATCACCAGCAATCGTGAGATTAACTTCCGATGCTGCCTCCATTTGGTCTTTAAGCTCACGGTATTCAGCTTCTAAATCATCCGTCCATGCGCCACTACGACCTTTGAACTTCGACACATACTTTGCCGTTGCGTACAGCAAAAATAGCTCTTGATATTCTGGCAATGATTCCAGCGTATCATTCGCTGTCAATGGCAATTTCTGAAACTTTCCCCGACAGAAAAATTGAAAGAATTGGCTAGGGGCAGGATAAAGTTGCGCCCTTACAATATCTGTCTGGGGAAAGGTAATAATAAATCGCGGCAAACCCTGTAAGGGTTCATATTTCCATGCCGCCAAGAATTCATCCCTGCTTTTATCAATCAAGGGGTATGTGACACCACTTAATTGAAGCCACGCGCTGTCCAAGTTAGCAAGACGGCCTTCCCTGATATAAGCAATGTCTGGCGTGGGTATTTCATGAGAGAACGTCAACAGTGATGGGCCATCTATCGTAGCATTCATCGTCATGGTGATGACGTTACCAACAATAGTTAATATCTTCGTGCCAAGTGGAATACCACCGCCCGAGATACCGTCCCCTACGCTATAGATCGTTCCATCAGCCACCGTGATGGTGGGTGATACTTTCGTTAACGTCACAACTTCCTGTTGTGTGGTAACAGGCCCAACATAATCGGGCGATACGAAATAAATCTCTTTAACAGGCAAATTGATATTGACTGTCACAGTTTTAGCAATTGTTAAAAGTAACCCGGTCGATGCGTAGCTTTGCAGAATCCGATTTAATGTACGTATAGCTAGATTCTCATCGTCACCATGCAGTGGCACAGTA